TGGTCACGTTCGAATCCGGCGATGTGAGCCATGCGTGATTCTAACGTGGCCAGCGCCACGAAGGAATCCGCTCAGGTCGACTTTTCGCACAGTCTGCAGGACTTTTGCATCGGCAAACAGTGGAGCAAGAACCCGAAGGATTCGAGATACGTCGCCAACATCACTCTGCGCGAGGTCTCGCAGCGGGTGGCGTTCCTTTACGCGCGCAATCCGAAGGCGGTCGCGAAAAGGCGGCAGATGATTCTGAACACGGTCTGGGACGGGACCGAAAGCCAGCTGCAAAGTTTGATGCAGGCCGGCGCTACCGCGATGCAGGGGCTCGGCGGTATGATGGCTGGCGGCGGGGCGCCTGGCATGCCTGGCATGCCGCCTCAGCCCCAAGGCGGCCCAGCGGGCCCTCCAGGCCCGCAGGGGCCGGGAGCCGCGCCAGGCATGCCGCCAGGGCTACCCCCGCCGGGCGGCATGCCCCCTCAGGCCGCTCAGATGCTGCAGGCCGCCAGCCCGATAATCGAACAAGGCATGGCGATCGCCCAGGACGCCTCGCGGGTCAAGCAGCAAGAGCAGCTGCTCGACAAGATCTCGAAAACGCTCGAGCTCCTGTACGCCTATCAGGTGAGCCAGCAACTCCATCCCTTCAAACAATTGATGAAAATGACCGTGAGACGGGCGCTCACGGTGGGCGTCGCCTACGTCAAGCTCGGGTTCGAAAGAGTGATGCAGAAGCGACCCGACGTGGTGGCGAGGCTCTCGGACATCTCCGAGCGGCTCGGCACCCTCGAGCGTTTGGCCGCGGACCTGGCTGACGGCGAATCGGATCCGAATAGCACTGAGGCCGAGCAGCTGCGGCTGATGATCGCCGACCTCGAGGGGCAGCAAGACTTCATCGCCCGCGAGGGGCTGACCTTCGACTACCCGAGCTCGTTCTCAATTATTCCCGACACCAAGTGCATTCACCTGAGAGGGTTTCTCGGATCCGACTGGGTGGCTGAGGAATACGTCCTCAGCGTCAACGAGGTGAAGGAGATTTACGGCCGCGACATCGGCAAGAGCTACGTGAGCTATCGCCGGCCCGACGCCGGCAGCGACGTGTCGATGCGCGCCGGCGACCTAATGATGATGTTACCCGGCCAAGAAGCGAAGGGCACTGGCGACGACAAGCAATGCGCGTGCGTCTGGGAGGTCTACAATCGCAAGGACGGTCTCGTTTACACGGTCTGTGACGGCTATCCAGATTTCTTGGTTGAGCCGGCTAGTCCCGACACGCCGCTCGAGCGGTTCTGGCCCTGGTTTACTTTGACCTTTAATGAGATCGACCATGACGACGATATATTTCCGCCGTCAGATGTTAGATTAATGAAAGATATGCAATTGGATTACAATCGAGCGCGGCAGGGCATGCGCGAGCACCGCAAGGCTGCGCGGCCAAAGACCGCGGTCTCAGCCGGCGCGCTCGACGAGGAAGACCTGGCGAAGCTCGAAGCGCATCCCGACAACGCGATTTTGGAGTTGAATGGTCTACAGCCAGGTCAGAAGGTGACCGACCTTCTGCAGCCCTACACGGGGCCCGAGATCAATCCGCAGCTTTACGACGTCTCGCCCTACTTTGAGGACACGCTGCGAACAGTCGGAATGCAGGACGCGAATCTCGGGCCGCCGAACAGCGACACTGCAACCCAGTCGCAGATCGCCGAAGCTTCGCGGACGACGACGCAAGACTCGAACGTCGACGATCTCGACGACTTGCTCACCCATCTCGCTAAGTACGGCGGTCAGTTGCTGCTTTCGAATGTGAGCGAGGCGACGGTCAAGCGCATTGTCGGTCCTGGCGCAGTTTGGCCGGATCTGACGCGGCAGCAAATTGCCGAAGAGGTCTGGCTTGAGGTCGAGGCAGGCAGCGCCGGGCGGCCGAACCAGGCGCAGGAGATCGCCAACGCCCAGCGCATTTATCCGCTAATTATGCAGATCCCCGGCATCGACCCCGAATTTCTAGCCCGAGACCTCCTGCAGCGACTCGACGACAAGCTCGACCTCACTCAGGCGTTCAAGTCTCAGCTGCCCAGCATCGTCGCCATGAACCAGCACCTACAGGGGCCGGCGGGGGCGATGGGCATGGCTGCGCCCCCGCCCGGCGGGGGCGGCATGGCCCCGCACCTGCAGGGCCCCGCGGGCGCAAATAACGCGCCGCAGAACCCGCGGCCTGGCGGGGCTTTCCCGCCACCCGTGCCGCAGCAAGGATCAGGAATGCCGACGCCGGCTCCAGGTCTGCATCGGCTCACCGGGCCGACGCATTAGCGTCGGTTCTGGCCTCTCGGTCCGCAACCGCGCGTTCACCGCTTTCGTCCGCTGCCACGCTGTCTTGCGCAGACACTCCTGACTGCAAAACAGCCTTCCCCCTCTCCTGTCTTTCAGCGCCTGCCCGCAGCGTAGACAATTCACCTGCGCGTCCTCCTGGCTGTGGTGTTGCCAAGTCGGCCAAAAGAGGCCTACAACACAACATCTTGAGGACGAAAATTGTCTGACAGCCCGTCCACTGTCGAAGCCGACACCTCCTCGACGGCCGCGCCGGCGGCTGACGCGGGGCCCGCGCCGAGCGGCGAGACGCATGTCGAGCCTCAAAGCACGGAAGGCGTAAGCGGGGATTCGCCACCCGCATCCGGCGCGGCAGACACCCGAGCGGCGCTGCTCGAGGCTGTACGCAAGGCGGCGCCCAGACGTGAGCAGCCGTCTCGCGACGACTCGACAGGGCAACCCGGCAACGGAGCGTCGCCGGCTCCTGGCGCGCAACAAGGAGACGATCTCGGACCGCTCACTCGAGCAGAGTTCGACCAATATCCCGGCAGGACAAAAAGGCGCATCCAGAAGCTAATGGAAGAGGCTGGCGGTCTCCGTAAGGAGATTGAGCCTCTCAGGGCGCAAGCGGCCACAACGGTCCAGCTGCAGCAATTCCTCAAGACGGCGGACATCGCCAAAGAGGATTTCGGGCTGGTGCTCGATTTAGCCGCCGCCATGCGTAGGGGCGACTTTCAGACGTTCCTTGAGGGCGTCTGGCCCTATGTTCAGTTAGCTCAAGAGTCGTTGGGCATCACGCTCCCCGCTGATCTCGCTACGGCGGTTCGCCAAGGGCATATGACCAACGAGGCTGCGAAATATGTCGCCCAAGAGCGCACGGCCCGGCAGCTTGCCGAAGCCCGCGCTCAAAGGATGACCACGGATATTACGACTCACAATAACAACCAGGCGCAGGCTCAGTTCACACAAAGCGTGCACCAGGCTGTCCTCGAGTGGGAGAACGGCGTCCGCAGATCCGATCCCGACTACGCGCGCAAAGAGGCCGTTGTTCGCGATCTGCTGCACGCCGTTGTCCAAGAGAGAGGCCCCCCGCGATCGCCGCATGAAGCGGTCGAGGTGGCTCGCGCGGCTTACGAGCGCGCGAACCAGATTGTCTCGAGCCTCAATCCTCAGCCACGTCCGACGCCGCGGATCCCGAGCAGCATCAACCGCTCTGCGGGGGCTGCGCCGGTGCCGACGTCGATTAAAGAAGCCGTCCATCTAGCATTGGCGCGCCCCGCTAAACAATCGCGCTCGCGAGCGCAAGTACAATGGCATTCACCGCGGGTGAAATTGCCAACGTCGCCAATGCGTCGTTGGATGTATACTGGAATAGACCAGAGGAGTTTTTCCAGAGCTTACAAGACAAGCCGTTGCTCAATGGGCCGAGCAGGATAACAAGAAGTTTCCTGGCGGCAAGGGCAACATTTCTGTCGCGCTGCACGGCAACTTTGGCGACGGCAGCGGCAACGACGTGGTGAAAGGTTATACGCACAACGATACTGTCAACTTCTTCACGCCGGCCAATATCCTGCGCGCCAACTATCCCTGGAGAGAGCATCATATTGGCTTAACCTTGACCCATACCGAACTGAAGATCGACGGCATTTCTGTTGTCGATACGGATGGACGGGAGACGGTCGAGCATACCGACAGAGAAGAGACGGTCCTGGTCAACCTGTTTCAGGACAAGCTCTTTGAGTTGGGCGAGCAATACGCTCGCGGCATGAACGGTCTTCTCTGGGGCGACGGCACCGCCGACGCCAAGGCGCTCGCCGGCATGCAGTACTTGATCAGCGCGGATCCTTCAGTCGGCACGATCGGCGGCCTTGACCAGTCGCTGACCACGAACGGCTGGTGGCGCAATCGCGCGCGGACCACGGCGTTCGGCATCAAGGTGGGCGGCACGCCGGCGCTCGCGGCCTGGGGCGGCGACTCGATCACCTCGAGCCCGACCAACGGCGGCGCGCTCCTGACCATGCTGCAGTACGAATATCGCCAGCTGATCCGCTATGGCGGCAAGCCGACGATGGCGTTGTGCGGCTCCGATTTCATCGGCGCGATGGAAACGGAAGTCAGAGCGAACGGTAACTACACGATGACCGGCTTTGCTCCCGCGCGCGACATCAGCATGGGCGAGCTCAACTATATGGGAACGCCGTTCAAATACGATCCGACCCTGGACGGTTTGGCCCTTAACAAGCGGTGTTATTGGTTCGATCCGCGCAAGATCTTTCTTGTGCAGATGGTCGACGAGTGGAGAAAAGATCACAGCCCGGCCAGGCCGGCGAATCAATTTGTTCTGTACAAGTCGATCACCTCGACTGGACAGATGGTCGCCACCCAGAGAAACTCGTCCTTGGTCATCGAAATTAAGTGACTTTGTGTTGGCGTGTCGTCCGCGGCATGCCGACACGAACGGGCCGGGGGCGATTGCTATTCGCGCGCAGCCGCCCCCGGTCTCCTGGGAGGACGATATGGATTACGTGACGGCGTTCATCAACTTGGGCGGCGACGCTCAGAATGTGATGTACCGCGGAGCCGATCGGCCGGTTAGCTGGCCCGAGGTGATTGTCTTACAATTTCTGCATGGCGAGGACAGCGTCTACAACTGCGAGTTCGTCTCGAGCGAGCCGACGACGCCGCAGCGGGAAAAGCAACGGCTGACCGCCATCTACGGCGCGGAACACGTCAATAATCTTTACCCTGGCGCGCGTCCGCTGATGGAGATGGACTTTCCCGGCGACAAAGCGCCGGCGGGGCAGCAACGGCCACCCAAGATCATGGCCCCGACGCGCGATACGCGCGAGCGGGAAGAGGCCGATCGCCTCGAGAACGAGGAGTCGGTCGACATTCCGCCGATCCCGGTTTCAAGCAGACGGAGGTGAGCGGTGCCGCTCAACATCCCGCTCTCGGAGCTCCGTTATGAACTGAGGGCTGAGATCTATTCGTCGCTCCTGCCGGCGCACGGTCTCTCCGCGGTCGACATGCAGAACGTGATCCTGAAGCGCGCCCAGCGCGAGCTCTGGACCCAGTACGAATGGCCGCACCTCACCTACCGCATCGATTTCACTCAGCCGGCGAACACTGAGTTCATTTCTTATGACGCGACGATGCCGTTCGAAAACGTCCGCTCGCTTTGGTACAACTATCAGCCCAACAACCTGCAGCCGTGGATCAAGCTCAAATATGGGTTTGAGGATTGGATCAACGAGCTCCTGCATTCGTATCCGCCGAAGCGGTGGCGTAATGTCGCCACCGTCAATCCGGCGACCGGCCTGACCAATCTGAGCGGCCAGGCGCAGCTGTGGCCCATCCCCTCGATGGACGCCTCGATGCGCTGGCAGGGCAACGCGCCGCTCAATCCGCTCGATGTCGACACCGACCCGTGCATGATCGATTCGACCGCGATCGTCCTCACCGCGGCCGCGGAGCTTCTCGGAGCGCAGAAGAACGAGGCGGCCGCGCTGAAAGGCAACAAAGCGCAAGCCTATATCAGAAGGCTCATTGGACGATCGGGGGCGAACAAGAGAGACGTCTACGCGCTCGGCCAGGGCGCAGCGAACCAGCCGACTTACCAGGAGCGGTCGACGCCCTGGATTGACTACATCCCTAGCCCCTGATGCCCACCTACGCCATCGAAGACTTCAAGCAGGGCATGGATTTGCGGCGCAGCTACACCACTGCGCCGGCCGGCTCGCTGCGGGTGCTGAGAAATTGTTTCATTACCGCCGGCGCCGAGATCGAAAAGCGGGCCGCTTTCGTGCTGTTCAAGGCCGCGCCGCTGAGGCCGGAACTGCCGACCCAATATTCGTCGCAAGGCGTGATCTCACGCAACGGCCTGGTCTACACCGTTGGCATTGGTCCTGGCAGCATTACCGAGCCATCGGGCCCGACTGACGTTGGCGTCGTTTATCTGCCTTTGAGCGTCTACGACATCAGCCAGCAACGGGTGTTCAGCTGGCAGCTGTTCAATGGTGAATTTTACATCGTGATGCGCGAGGACGCGACCGGCAAGTATCAGCATTATTACAAGCAGAAGCGCGTCACCGATTCGACGCCAGGCTTTAATCCAGATCTGCAGGACGTCAGTGCGGTGCGTGTCTACGGCCTTAAGATGTACGGCCTTAGCGGAGAGACGTTGCGCTTTTCCGCTATCAATGATCCGACGCAATGGAACCCGCCGCCTTCAACGACCGCGGACGGCTCGGGATACCTTCACCTTTCAAGCCAGGACTCAGACTCAACCGATCTCAGCGCGCTTGAGGTTTATTACAGTCAGATGGCGATTTTTTCCCGGCGCACCACGCAATTCTGGTCGCTGGCCGCCGACTCGACTCAGAACGCTTTCCGTCAGCTGCTTCGTCATACAGGCTGTATCGCCGCGAGCACTGCGATGCAGTTCGGCAATGGCGACATCATGTACCTGTCGAGCTCGGGTGTTCGCTCGCTCAGAGTGCAGAACATTAGCCTGACTGCGGGAACGACCGACGTCGGCACGCCGATCGATGAGCTTATGCGGCAGTTGATGATCACCAATGGTGAGTACTGGTTTTACTTTGCGCGAACCATGATCCAGCCGCGCACGGGGCGGCTGTTCATCATGTTGCCCGATCGCGTTCTGGTGCTGTCGACCTTTCAGGAGCCGCCGATTACCGCTTGGTCTTATTTCGACGCGCCGTTCGGTTTCGACGATTGTTGTGTGGCGGACCCGTATTTGATGTTTCGCGGCACGGACGGGAACCTTTACCAGTATGGCGGTCCTGGCTTGAACACTTACGACACCACGGAAGCGGAGGTGATTACGCCGGCGCTTGCGTGCAATTCGCCCTCCACCAACAAAATCTTTCACGGTTTCGACGTCGGCGCGCAGGGCACCTGGACGCTGTCGGTGGGCTGCGACCCCAACAACCAGGCGACTGAGGAGACGGTCGCTACCTTCACCGGCGCGACATACGTTAACCCACAGATGACGATGCCCGAATCGTCGACCCACATTTCGCTGCGCTTCCGCTCGACCGACGCCTCGCAAGCGCGCATCGGTCACGCCATCGTGCTGTTTGACGAGGGGCTGCGCGATTGATGATCGGCAACCTCACCTACCCCGGCCTTTGCTACGTGATGGCGCACCTTCGCGCCGCGGACAGGCGCGAGGCCGGGGCGACGGTCGCCGGCATCGGCGGCCCTGAGAACGTCTGCGCGGTCATCTGGTCCGTGCCAGGGCCCAAATGGGAAGCGCGCACCGACGAGGGCACGCCGGCCGTTGTCGGCGGTTTCACGCCGGTCTGGCCCGGCCTGGCGTCAGGCTGGCTATGGGGCACCGATGAATGGGACCTAGTCGGCCGGGAGGTGACCCGGTTCGTTAAAGGCTTTATCTTGCCGGCGCTCGACGAGGCCGGCTTTCACCGCATCGAATGTCGGCCTATCGCTGGCAATGACTTGGCGCAGCGATGGCTTAAACTCATTGGGTTTCGCCAAGAGGCCGTGACCGCCCAATTCGGCCAGGGGCGAGAGGACTTCGTCCTCTGGGCTCGGATCAAGGGCAATGACCAAGCCTGGATACATTGACGGTTATCGGCTGCTCTTTCGCATGGGCCGCGCTGAAGACGCGCGGCCTTTGCTCGAGAAATACGGTGAAGACTTTTTTCGCGAAGTCGGACTCGACCGCTACAGCACTTTCGACATCGACCAGGCCGAGCAGAAGATTCGCGAGCATATCGCGAGCGGCAACAACCCTTACATCCTGGCGACCCTGAACGACGTCATCGTCGGCGTCGGGTCTTACACGCTGTCGCAGGTTTGGACCCGGCACCCGCTCGCCATCATGTGGATGACCTACGTTGCGCCGCTCTACCGCAATAGCGCGATTGGCCGGCTGCTCGTCGACCGCATGCTCGACCTCGCTGAGGCTGACGGCGCATGCGCCTTTTTCGCCACCGTGCCAACCCAAACCGAAGGCGGCAAAGCCTTGTGCCACCTGTTTCAGACTTACGGTTTCGAGCCAATGGGCGGCGCGTTCCAGCGGAGACTTTAAGTGTCGGGATCGCATTCGACCAACGACGCGGCGGTTCAATTCGAAGAGCAGCAAGCCGCTGAGGCCGATCAGAAAGAAAAACTGCGCGAGCAACGCCTGCAGCAAGGCACGGCCTCCATTAACGCGATCTTCGAAGGCCAGCCGGTGATGAAGGACGTCACCTCGAATTACGATTGGGGAAAATTCAATCCTTCGACGCTGTCGATGCAGAACACCTGGCGGTCAGCCAACAATCAAGCGGCGTCGAACGTCGATGTCACGGACCCGACGCAATACGGATTGCCGAGTAACTATAAGATCGTCGGCCAGCCCGGCGGCGGTTACGCGGTGCAAGACCCGAGCGGCAAGACTTAGCGGCAAGACTTATAAGTCGGGCGACTCGATGCCGGTGACCACGCAGCAAGACACCGGGCAGCGCACTGGCGGTTTCGACCAGGCGTTTTATGACAAGTACAACAGAAATACCTCGACTATTACAACGCCGACGAATCGCGGCAGTACGACATCGCCAAGCGCGATCTCAACTTTTCGCTCGCCAACAATGGCATCCTTGAGTCGAGCGCCGCCACCGATAAAGAGGGCGACCTCGCCTACCAGGACACCCTCAACAAAGCTTCGATCGCCAATCAGGCGAACACCGCCACCGGCGACCTGCAGACCCAGATCCAGCAAGAGAAGCAATCGCTGCTCAACGAGCTTTATGCGACTGAGGATCCGACCGAGACCACGAACCTGGCGACGAGCGCCGCCTCAGCCTTCCAGCTGAAGGATCCAACGCTGACCCCAGCGGCTGCATTGTTCTCGCCGGCGCTCACCGGCGTGACCGCCGCGGGCGCGAACTACCTGTCGCCGTACATGCCTTATCAAGGCTCGCCTTACTCCCAGTACGGCGGGGGCGGCTCACCCAATGTCGCTTCCGCCACCGGCGGCTCCAGCCAGTACAACAATTAAATGTGCGATCCCCTCACCATCGGCGTCGTCTCGGCAGTCGGCTCGATCGCTTCCGCCGGCATCGACTATATGGGCCAGCAAGCCACCCTCGATGCGCAAAACAAAGCCAATGCGGATTGGGTGGCTTACCAAAAAGCGCAGAGCGCAAAGGCCCAGGCTGAGGACGAGAAGCTACGTGAGCAAGCGCAGGCCGCCCAGCAATCGACGCTGAATAAAGTCAGTCCGCAGTCGCAAGAACAGACCCAGCAAACCCAGGCTGGCAACCTTTACAGCCAGTTCACCCAAGGGACGCCGCTCGCGTCCAACGCGCAGAACGACCCCAACCGCACCTTGCTCTCGGGGCAGACTGGGGCCGGGACCGGCGCGAGCTCCGACATGACCACGGCGATGGCGGCGCGGGTCACCAACGCCGCGCGCGAGGCGCAGGGGCGCATCAAGGCGCTCGCGGATTTGTCCTCCTATGGCTCGGGTTATGGCGGCATGACCCAGCAAGCCAACCAGGCGATCACGTCGGGCAACCAGGCGATCGCGCTGACCGCGGACGAGCGCGGCGGCATCGCCAAGACGCTCGGCGTCGCCCAGCAAGTGCAGCCAGTGCAGTACGTGCAGGGCGCCAGCCTGGCCGGCTCGATCGCCGGCTCTCTCGCCAACCTCGCCGGCAGCGCGTTCGGCTCCGCAATGAAGACCAAGACGAAGACGGCTTAAGATGCCTGGCATTTACATCAACGACGGCGGCGGCTCCACGAGCGCCTTGAGCGGGGCTATCGCCAACCTCGCCGGCGCGTTCTCGCCAGAGGCCCAAGCTCGAGCTCGGCTCCTGCAGCTGCAGTCGGAGAGCGCCGATTGGGACGCGCGCGAAAAGTCGTTCCAGGTGCCGCTCGAGGAATCGGCGGCGCGCGGAGCTCCGAGCCTGCTTTCGGGCTTCAACGCCAACCCGCCCGGCGGCTCTTCGACTGGGGCGACAGTCGGCAACGTCACGGACGGCGGCTCGAGCGTCGCCTCGACCGTCGCCAACATGACCCAGCAAGGCCCCAACGCCTCGATGAACCAGGGCGGCTCGAGCGCGTCGGGCGCCGGCGTGGCGGCGTCGAACGCTCCGAGACCTGCCGGCGCACCGATCGGCGGGCCCTCTCAGCGCGGCTCGATGGACACGCGCGGAATGTCGCCGTTTGCGATTTACGTCGCCAACGAGGTGGCGCACGGCCGTATGTCGCCAGACGCGCTCACCTCAGCCGTCAATCTCGGCCAATCACAGACGATGGGCCCGAGCAATACGTTCGCGGCGCGCAGCCAGCCGATCCATGTCGGGCAGACCGAGACCGTCTTCCGCGATCCCGCGCTAGGCGACAAGCCCGGCAACGTGCTGACCAGCCAGGTCGATCCCTACCAGACAGGCACCACGACGGCGCTCGCGGCGTCGGATCCCGCGGAAGCCGCGGCGACGTTTAAGCGCGGCCTGGCGGCGCGTGCGGACCAGCAAAAGCTCAACGCGCTCGAGGAGTATTACGACAAGGTCTGGAATGCTTCCGAAGACCAGTGGGGCAGCGAGGCCGGCGCGATCGCCGCCAGCCTGGCGACCTCGAAAGCGTCCGACATTCTCGGGCTCGACCTGACCAAGTTCTCGAGCAAGGGAGACGCGCTGCAAGCGATCAAGGGGCTGATGCAGGGATTGACCGGCACCGATCGGCCGACGATGGGCGACCCCGAGCTCCGCGGGTCTCTGCCGGCTATCCTGCAGCAACTGCCCAACCCTGACCTCGCGCCCGACGCTTTCCATTTCATGGCCGAGCAGTTCAAGCAGGGGCTGCAGCGGCAAGTCCTCGACGGCGACACCGCCCAGGCTTACTTGGACTCGCCACGGCGAAACAGCGACGCCATCCGCTATCGCCAGGGGCTCGTCGACAATCGGCAGAACGCGCAGCCGCCGCAGCCGGCCAATCCGCCGACGCCCTCGCCGGCACCTGCGCCGAACCCGCAGCCCGCTCCTGGGCCGAAACAGAACGCTGGCGGCGCGGATCCGCAAGCGGTGCTGGCCGACGCCAAGCGCACGCTCGGCCAGGTGCCGCAAGGCTTCACGCGCGAGCAGTGGCGGCAGCGGATCATCGAGCACGCCAAGCAAAGGTATGGCGTCGATCTAGGCTCGATGGGGTTCTGACATGGCCGCGGCCCCGAACCTGTTCGACGACATCGACACCACGCCGCCGGGCGCGGCGGCCGCGCCGACGCCTTCCGTAGGCGCGGGCGGCATCGGCTCCGACTACGCTCGAGCTCCTCCCGCCGGCGTCGGCTCGTTCAGCGACATCGACACCACGCCCCCGCCCGGCTGGTGGTGGAGTTCGATGATGGACGCGATTCGGGACATCCCGAACACCGGCACCGGCTTGTCGGCGCGCACCGCGATCCGCATCGCCCCGCCAATTGTGGTTGGCAATACGCTCGCCACCGCTGCGAACGCTCTTGACTGGGCCGGGCAGAAATATCTCGGCCTCGCTCCGAGCCCGACGATGGTCGACGCCAACGGCAAGCCGATCGGCGGCGGTCCGATCCCAATGCCGAGCGAGGCGCTCATCAACAAGCTCGGGCTCGAGCCAACCAAGCCGCAAAGCCCCGCGGCCCAGATCACCGAATCGGCGCTGCCGTTCGTGATGCCGAACGCCAATACCGCGCTTCGCGTCGCCGAAGCGCCGGGCACGATCAACAAGTTCATCGCCGCCGGCCATTCGGCGCTTGGCGGCGATGAA